TGGACATCTGGTCCCAGCCCATCAGCGGTCTCCACGACGCCGCTCGGCCCGGCGCAGGCGCATCCAGAGCCCTAGGTTGACCATGACGATCACCCAGACGATGTAGGCCACGGCGGCCACGTCTCGCCAGTCCATGCTCAGTCCTCCCCGTCGTAGAGGGGACAGCGCCGCCACTCGTCCAGCATGCGCCGGTAGGCCACACCTCCGGTCTCGGCGTCGCAGGCGGCCAGGGTGGCCTCGGCCAGCACTTCCTTGAACCTCACCCACTGTTCTGGCGTGCATGTAAGGGTGTCGAGGGCCGTGAGGATGGCCTCGAACTCGATGACGATGTCGGGCGGCGGCCCGACATGAAGGACGAAAAGCTCGATCATCTGGCCATATCCTCCGCGATGCGCCCCACGACCGCGTCCAGCTCCCGCGCCTGATCCAGGGAGATGTCCCCGGTCAGCGCCAGCGCCACGACCGCGGCCTTGTACTCGGCCAAGGTGACGCTGACGCCCCGCGGGTCGGTGGCCGCGGCCTGACCCATGTCCTGCTTGGCCACGGCCATCAGCATCGCCCGCATGTTGGAGGTCATGGCGTGGCTGTCCCGACCCGATGTCGACATCGGGTCGCCTGGGGATGACACGATATCGGCGGCGGACCGGGACATCGCGGCGATCAGACCCAGAGGTAGCGTAGGGGACATGCGGCCCACTGTTGGTCGAGCGCCCGGAGCACGCCAGCGGTCTCGTCGGGTTGTCCCGTCCTGACCGCGTTCTCGACGATCAGGGCGCGCAGCAGCCTGTAGCGTCTCCGGGTGATCGTTCGAGAGCGTAGGCGCTCCAACATTGGAGCGGCTCTCTCGAACACGTCCATAGGCACTAGAAGCTCCCAGGCGGTCGCGAAGCGCACCTTGCGGTGGTCGTGCACGCCCAGGAACATATTGGCCAGGGTGGCGAGGTCGATCGTCTTGTGACCGTGACGCATGTGGATTTGGACGACGATAGAGGCCATGTCCGGGTTCCTGGCGTGGTGCTGAGGGGGGATCGGCGGAGCTTGTGCATGTCCGTGGCGCGGGGATTGATGGCCTGGGGACGAGATCGGGTTGAGCGGCAGGCTCATCTGGACGCGGGCCGGGATGTGGCCACCGCCGCCACCCCCGCCTGAGGCGATGACTGAGGTCGCGGCCGGTCCGGTCAGGGTGACGACACCCCCTGCGCCACCGACGTGGGCGGGGGATTTTGAATTTGCCGGGGGCAATTGGTTCGGGTCCATGATGTGATCCTAAGCCCAAGCTTGCGGCCTACGCCAGCCCGATCGCGCGGTCGTCGACGGGGATGTCCGGCAGCACGCGGCTGGCCGGGAACGCGTTGATCCAGGCTTTCAGGATCGCGTGATCCAAGGCCATGTTCTTCGCTGCCCTGCGATTGACGTGGGTGTACTTGAGGCTCAGGGCCTCGATGACGGCCACGAGTTCTGGGTTGTCGGGCAGGGTGATTGGCACCGTGTAGATGCCCATGTGCAGGGTCGAGCGATCGTAAAAATCTTTCGTGCCTGGAGGCAGCGGCGTGTAGTGCTCGGTCCAGAGCACGTTTTCGAGCGCCTTAGATGGCGTCCTCGCGTGCGATGGCTTCATCAACTGGGCGAGCATGAGGGAGGCTCGGAACTGGATCGAGTACGTGGCCAAGGGTGTCTCCTGTGGATTTTGAGCTTAAAAGAAGCGTGGCCGTAAGTCAAATCAGAGATTTTGGCCTGTGATACGCGATAAGTTGTTTCTGCGAAACGATAAATGGTAGGTTCGAGATCGCTGTAAGCTATTGATTTTGTTACAAATGGTGAAATGGTTGGCTCGAGAACAGGAGAACTGACTATTTAGGGTCGGGCGTACGGGCGCGTTAGGCGCGCACACACATGCGCATGCCCGCCCGCGCACACGGGAGTTTAAGAAAATGGCTTACCACTTCACCACTTTCACCATTTAGATAGAATAATATAATAAAAACAATAGGATATAAGTGGTGAGGTAAATGGTTGGCTGTGTTAGCTAGTACACCAGTGGCCGTATTTTGGGGTTAACCCCTTGAGCAAGCTACAGATTTTAGTTTCCCGCGCTCCGCGCGGTGGCCGTTACCCGCCGCAAACCGGCCACGCGTGACGCATATGTAAGCTAGTGACGCGTCATGTAATTGCCCGGGGCAATTAGCTAACAGCGCCTAACAGCCTAACAGCGCCTAACGCAAGGCAACAAAAAACCCCCATGCGTTGCCGCATGGGGGTGAGTTACTTGTTAGCTAGCTATTGGACGTTTGCGTTATCCACCGCGTTGGCGAGCGGCGCGGCCGCACCGTTCGGCTTGCGGCGCGCGTTGGCGGCCGAAAGCGCCTTAGCGGCCGCCTCCTCCAGAATGTTCGCCGACCATAGGGCGAACTCATCGCGGTGCGTTTCCGCAATCGCCACAAGCCGCCGCGCGTTGTCAGTGTCGCCCATCAAAATCTGAGCGGCGCGGAGCTTGGCGGGCGCATTGTCTCCGCCTTCCTCCGCCGTGACGGAACCCGCGCTAGCAGGCTTCGCCTTCCTGACACCCGCCTTGGCCCCACGCTTGCCAGTCGTCGACCCGTCCGCCGCTTTCGCGTGAATAGGCGTTCCGTCGGGAAGCGTCGCGGTTTCGAGCAACGGGCGCACGCGTTCTAGGAACGCGTTCATGGTTTCGCCAGCGATAGGCAATAGAGCCGCATTGCCGGAGAGAACGGCGAGAGTAACCGCCTTCGCTTTCGCTAGAGCGGTATTCACGTCCGTCACCTTGCCCGTAAGACTGTCACGCAATGAACGCGCAATCTGTCGGTCGAACTGAGCCGCCGTAAGGGGAACGCCAATAAGACGCGCGCCCGCTACAGTGTTCGCCAAGTAATCGCGTTTCGCCTTTGCTTCCGCCGTTGCGTTAGAACGCGCGGCGGAGACAAACGCCTTAACAGCTTGCGAACCCGTTTCCACCGAGATGGGCGCGAGGACAAAAGCAACCTTGGCGGTTTCGGTCGAAACGGTCGTTTGAGCTTGGGTCATGTGAGTTAGTCCTTTGCATTGGTTATCGTGCTCGCCTTGAACCCGGATGGGCGGCAAGTGATAGCCCGCGCCCGTCCGCGTTTGGCGCGGGGGGTGGCGAGCGTTCAACAATGTCAAAGACCGATCGGGCGCGGTTTCCCGGCCCGGTCATTACAGTCTCACGAATAGACGCCTAAAGCAAGCTGGCCACGCGTGCCGGGGTAGGGGGGTATGGGACCGGGGGGTGGGGGGAGGTGGGGTCTCTTAATGGTTTGTCTCTGCACACGAGCCCAAAAACCCTCTTGCCGTCTATTCACTACACGTTACTGTATCGCACATGAAACGCCTCCCAAACCACCCCCTCACGCCCATCCACGCCGCAATGTTCCAGCGGTGCTACAACCCGAAGAACGAGAGCTACCACCGCTACGGCGGCCGAGGGATTACCGTCTGCGACCGCTGGTCCGATCCCGAGGTCGGCTTCCTCACCTTCATCGCCGACATGGGCGAGCGCCCTGAGGGCCTGACCCTAGAGCGCCAGGACAACAACGGCCCCTACGCCCCCGACAACTGCATCTGGGCGACCCGCAAGGTGCAGGCCAACAATCGTCGCCCCGCCCCGGGGCGTCCGTCAGTGGCCGAGAGCTACATCGGTCGACGCAAAGGGACCCTGACGGTGGTGGATGCGGAGCGCATCTACGGCGACCACACGACGTACACCCGGCTCACGTTGCTGTGCGACTGTGGCGTAAGGTTCGAGCGCAGGGCAGGCAATCTCCTGTGCAACACTTGCCCGGCCTGCAGGGCGTCCGGAAAATAATTTGGCCGTGCCCTGTTTTACGCTTGCGCCCGTCCCCGCCCTCGGGCAAGAAGCTCAAACGCCCTCCGCAATCGAGGGTCGACGTCACCGGAAACGGTGGCCTGACCCACGAGCCGAAGGTCCTCCAAGACGCCCTTTCCAGCCCCCGCAAGGGGACCGGGCCGGACATCCCCCTAGGACCCCAAAGCCGCGGAGGGCGTGCCCTCTTCACCTTTCCTTTCGCCCCCTTGCTCCGCACGCGGAGCGGGCTCAAGGTCACCGTCCATGCACAGCATGGTCGTCTCCCCCATCCAGCCCTTCCTCCCAGGCTTCCAGAGCCCGGAGCCCGTCCAGCTTCTCCTTCCGGGGTTCCAGGGGCCGCCTTGCGTCCGACCCCCTCAAAGCCTAGATTTCCCCTGGGTGATCGAGGATCGTCAGCAGCCCCCCCGGCCCCGCCTTCCAAGAGCGCCCATGACCCCCGGGGACCCCACGCGCTCCGGGGGTCGACTTGCCTCCTAGCTCCGCCGCCCTTGGCCGATACATCGGCCGCGGCTACGCTGGTCTCCTCCAGGCAACGACGTGTCGACACGTCGAAGAGGATGCCAATGGCAGACGACGCACCCCTTCGGCCGCCCCCGGTCATCTCGACGATCCTCTACTTCGACCCCGCGCTGGTGGCCGAGCTCGCGCTGGGCGCGGACCACCCGCACGAGATCGCCGAGCGCTACGGGCTCGACCTCGTCGAGTACGAGCACCTCGCGGCCCAGCCGTGGTTCGAGGAACTGGTCGCCCGCAAGCGGCAGGAATACCAAGACGACGGTGTGCTCTTTGTCGCCAAAGCGGCGATGATGGCCGAGAGCCTGCTCACCCGCCTCTTCCAGCAGGCCATGGCCGGGACCCTGACCCAGCCTCTAATGGTAGAGGTATCAAAACAGCTGAGCGACATCGGCAGGCTGAAGCCTCAGCCTGCAGGCGTGCGCGAAGCGGTCGGGCCGCCGTTCCAGATCAACATTCAGGTCAATGGCCACGACGTCATCCAGCGGACGCCCCACCTCATCGGCCTGCCGGAGGCGGCCGAGACAGACGCCACCATGACCCTCGACTTCGCCGCATCCCCCGTGACCCCAGGCGGACCGCAGTCGACTGCGGTCCGGGACGGCCTGGACGCCTTCCCGCCTCCGCCAACAGGCCTCAAAGTCCCCGACTTCGACCTGCGTCCCTCGGCGCTGGTCGGAACCCCGCAGGCGGTCCTGGCCGCCAGCGGGGCGGCCCCGCAGGCCGGTGGCGCATCTCCGCCTGCGGGGCTTGGCCTCTCCAATCCAACCCCCGCCCCCGGCCGTGTCGACACGGCCCCTCAGCTGGGGTAGCGTCCGCAGCCATCGACGCCCCTGCAGGAGTTTCCTCGATGGCCCTCGCCCAACTCGCCACCCAGCTGCCCCCCTCGGGACCGGTCTCCTCGGGGCTCGTCGCGACGCCCGCGGGGACCCAGGCGACCGCGCTCCTGCTGCCCAGCGTGGTCAACTACGTGGGCACCGTGGCGACCGCCGCCGACGCCGTGAAGCTCGGCCCGGCCCCCAACCTCAACGACAGCATCCTCGTGGTGAACCAGGGCGCGGCCTCGATGCAGGTGTTCGGGTCCGGCACCGACACCATCAACGGCGTGGCCACCGCGACCGGCGTGGCCCAGGCCGCGGGTGTCGCGGCGCTGTACCTCTGCACCGCGGTCGGCGCGGTCAACAAGTGGAACCGGTTCCTGCAAGCCTGATCCTTCCGGGTGGCCCACCTGCCCCAGCCGCGCAGCGGCTGGGGATTTGTTTCGAGCGCTGTGGATAACTCGTGGCAGAGGTCCTGACCTACTCACCGCCGCCCAGCGTCTCCGGGTTCTTCATCGACGACCGGTTCGTGAGCCTGATCGTCGGTCCAGTCGGCAGCACGAAGACGACTGCAGCCATCATGAAGATCGCGTATCACGCGTCGCAGATGGCTCCGTGCAGGGACGGCATCCGTAGAAGTAAAGCCGTCTGGGTGCGTAATACTCGTGAGCAACTCAAGGATACGAGTATTCCCGATTTCTTGCGTTGGTTCCCGGACGGACTGGCCGGGACCTTCGTGCGCACCGACCTGAAGTTCCTGCTCCGCTTCAGCAATGTGGAATGCGAGGTGCTGTTCCGTGGCCTGGACGACCAGAACGATGTGCGCCGTCTACTCTCGCTGCAGACGTCATTCGGCATCCTCGACGAGTTCCGGGAGATCAACCAAGCCGTCTACGACGCCCTCCAGGGGCGGGTGGGACGCTACCCCTCCAAGCTCGACAACGGGGTCGGCTGCGTCACCGATGACGGCCGGGAGAACAAGCACATCTGGGGATGCTCCAATCCCCCGGACATCGACACCCACTGGGAGAAGCTGCTGACCGACCCGCCCTCGAACGTCAGCTGCCACTTCCAGCCGTCGGGGATGTCCGCGGAGGCGGACTGGCTGGAGTACCTTCCCCAGGATTATTACTCCAACCTGATGAAGGGGAAGTCCGAGGACTGGATCGACGTCTACATCCACGCCAAGTTCGGCAAGACCCTGGCCGGGCTGCCCGTCTACCGGACGTTCAAGCCCGAGTTCCACGTCGCCAAGACCCGCCTGCTGCCGGTCCGCATGAGCGAGCGGCCGCTGATCATCGGCATGGACTTCGGGCTGAACCCGAGCGCGACGATCAACCAGCTGGACCTGCGCGCGAGGTTCCTGACCTACGACGCCCTGACCTCGGACAACATGGGCATCGAGCGGTTCCTCGAAACCAAGCTCAAGCCCTTGCTGGCGTCGAAGTTTCCGAACTTTCCGGTGGTGGTCGTGGGCGATCCGGCCGGACAGGCGCGCGCCCAGACCGACGAGCGGACCTGCTTCGAGATGGTCCGCGCCGCCAAGCTGACCTGCTTCCCGGCGCGGACCAACGTCACCGCGGCCCGGGTCGGCGCGGTGGAGAAGTTCCTCAACCGGCAGATCGACGGCGGCCCGGCCCGGCTCCTGTGTCCGGAAGGCGCGAAGCCGCTGATCACCGCCTACCGGGGCGGCTACCGCTACCGGCTGAAGAAGTCCGGCGACGCCGAGGATGCGCCGGAGAAGAACAACCACAGCCACATCGCCGACGCCGACCAGTACGCCTGCCTGCACGCCGACGCCGAGCAGGGCGGCAACGCCTGGAGCGCACGCCAGCAGGCGCGGCCGGTGCAGCGGGTCAACGCCTTGGGCTGGACGTAGGCGCGCACACGAGGGATAGGATCAGCCATGGCGATCGGCGCAACTCCTTACGGGCAAGCCGCAACGGTTGGCCCTCAGCCGCCCCTAGGAAGCCCGCCAGCGGGCGGAGCGGGCACCGCCGTAGTCATCCAGCACCCCGCCATGCGGGCCATGTCCCTGGGCGCGCTGCAGCAGCAGGAGGCTGACACCCGCGCCGCCGCCGAGGGGCGGCAGGCGCAGCCGCTGATCACCGGGCTGGCCGGGCACATCCACCACAAGTTCTGGGTGGCGCGCGATGCGCGGCGGTTCAGCGACGTCGAGCAGCGGATGATCGACAACATGCGGGCGCGGCGCAGCATGTACACGCCGCAGAAGCTGTCGGCGATCCGGGTCGAGGGCGGGAGCGAGGTCTACGCGGGCATCACCGGGCAGAAGTGCCGGGCGGCCGCGGCGTGGATCAGGGACGTGATGATGACCACCGGCGACGAGCGCCCCTGGTCCGTGAAGGCCACAGCGGTCCCGGAGCTTCCGATCGAGGTCAACGACCTGATCGTCCAACAGGCGATGCAGCCGCTCAAGGAGCAGCTGAAAGCCGCGGCGGCGGGACAGGGTGAGCCGCCCGACCCGATGGCGACCCTCCACATGATGTCGATGATGAAGGACCAAGCCCTGGAGGCGGTGCGCCAGGAGGCCGACAAGCGCGTCGAGCGCATGGCCAACAAGATGGAGGATCAGCTGACCGAGGGTGGGTTCCTCGATGCGATGGACGACTTCATCAACGACCTGACGACCTTCCCGGCCGCCATCCTCAAGGGGCCGGTGATCCGCATGAAGCCGACCCTGACCTGGGGGCCGGATGGCCAGCCGGTCGTCAACGTCAAGCTGGTCAAGCAATGGGACCGGGTCGATCCGTTCAAGTTCTACCCTTCGCCCTCGGCGACCTGCGTCGACAACGGCGACATGATTGAGAAGCACAGCCTGAGCCGGGACAACCTGCAGGACCTCAAGGGCGTGCCCGGCTACGACAGCGGCGCGATCGACATGGTGCTGGAGAACTACGGCCGCAGCGGCCTGCGCTCCTGGCTGTACGACGACTTCGACCACGAGGACGCCGCGGGCCGCCCGTCGACGTCACTGGCCTCCAACCCCGACCAGCTGATCGACGCGCTGCAGTACTGGGGCAACGTGCAGGGTCAGCTGCTGCTCGACTGGGGGATGACCCGGGCGCAGGTCCCTGAGCCGATGCGGGAGTACCAGATCGAGGGCTGGCTGATCGGGCCGTACGTCATCAAGGCGATGCTCAATCCCGACCCGCTGAACCGCAAGCCGTACTACGCGACCAGCTACGAACGCGTGCCGGGCAACTTCTGGGGCCATTCCGTCGCCGACCTCGTGAGCGACCCGCAGGACATCTGCAACGCCGCGGCCCGCTCGATGATCAACAACGCAGCGCTGGCCTCCGGGCCGCAGGTGGGCATCCTGACCGACCGCATCGCGGCCGGGGAACAGATCACCCAGTTGAAGCCGTGGCGCATCTGGCAGCTGAACTCGGACCCGATGGGCGGGTCGACCAGCGACCCGCCGATCCGGTTCTTCCAGCCGCAGTCGATCCTCGGCGACCTGATGCAGCTGTTCGATAAGTTCACGGTGATGGCCGACGAGTATTCTGGCATCCCGCGCTACATGACCGGCAACGCGGTGGCGGGCGGGGCCGGGCGGACGGCGTCCGGCATGTCGATGATGATGGGCAACGCCGGGAAGATGATCACTTCGGTGATCAAGAACATCGACCTCAACATCATGGAGCCGCTGCTGGAGCGCCTGTACTACTTCAACATGCGCTACGAGACCGACCCCGAGCTCAAGGGCGACGTCTGCATCGTCGCCAAGGGCGCGTCGAACATCGTTGCCAAGGACGCCGCCCAGGTGCGCCGTAACGAGTTCCTGGCGACCACGGCCAACCCTATCGACATGCAGATCATGGGCATCGAGGGCCGCGCCGCCGTCCTGCGGGAAACGGCGAAGACCCTGCAGATGGACACCGACAAGGTGGTGCCGGACACCGACACGCTCCGGCAGAAACTGCAGGTCCAGTCAGCCCTCCAGGCCCAGCCCCAAGGTGGGGCGCCGGGCGCGGGCGGAGCGGGCGGCGGGCCTGCGGCGGGTGGTGCTCTGGGCGGCTCGCCGCCCGGCCCCGGCGCGACCGAGACCAACGGCCAGCAGCTGACCAACGGCGCACCCGTCACCGATACGTTCGGGGCAGGGCATTGACAAAAGACGCCAGCGACATCAGCGTCGCCCGCAATGCTCACGACCCCGTCGCCGGACGCCCTCATCGCCCTCGTGCAGATGCAGGAGACACCGAGATGGCGGGAGATCGAGGGCTTGATCGAGGCCGAGATCGAGGCGCTGACGCTCCGTCTCCTGGGCGCGCGGGACACCGCAGACGTCCATGAGTTCAGAGGCAGGGTTCTCGCTCTCCGAGAATTCCGGCAGACCGTGCAGAGCGCCCGGTCTATGCTGGCCAAGCAGGGACGCAGCGCGCCCCTGGCGTAGCTGACCATAGGGGACACCGGTCCGTCCGACCCCCGAGTTGCAGCTGGAGACGTAGATGATCGACCGTGTGCCCGACGCCGTGAGACGGCAGGCCGAGGCTATGGAAGCCCTGGACGAGGAGATGGCCAAAGCGGCCGCTCCGCCACCCCAGGAGACACCAGACCCCGACGCCCCGGAGCCCCAGGCCGAGCCGCCCCCGACGCCGCCCCCGG